TGGATGAAGACGTTACAGGTAAAGCGCGGCTCCGTGCCGCCAGCGCCGTTTGGCACCATCTGATCGCAGTACTGTGCGATCGAGTACAGCTCCCACCTGTCAATCATGGAAGCATCTACGCGCGTGCCCATGCCGCATATTTTGTCCAGCACCAGATCGTAAAAAACCCATGCCGGATTATTGGTGTAAGCGTATTTAAAATCACCCTGCCAGGTGCCACTGTATGTCCTGCTAGTCGGTTCGTAATTCGTCGGCACGCGTACCAGCTTGCCTTTTGGCTTGCAGGTGATCTTGGGTGCCTGACCATTAAACTGTGACGCATCAACTTCCACATAAAGCAGCGCGGTATTTGGGTAACGTAGTTTGCTGTCGATAACTTCAGCGAATGAAAAAACCTTGAAGGCATTAATGAGGCGGGACGAGTTAGAGTCTGCAGTAATACGGCGGACCCGGATCGCCCATCCTGTGGTCGCTTTCGGCAAATCAATACGATGGTCGCGCTGGTATTCTGACGTGGTTTTCCCGTTAAATCGCCCGTCCACAACCTGCACCCATGAACTGCCATCAGTAGACAGGTCAATAGCATACTGCGTAACTGTGCCAACCATGTCGCCATTATCTTTGTACTGGTACTGAATTGGCAGGCTGAGTTTGATGCGCACGGCATCAAGGGACAGGTTGGTATACTGGCGAGTCCAGGGGACGGGCTGCGTTACCGTAACACCCACCGACAGCTCGTTATCAACCTCGGGCATGCCCTGAATATAAGTCTGGTCCTGAGTGCCCTTTCTGTAATCCCACACCACGCCAGTGAAGTTATAAGTGCCATCGTCGTTCGCGAGCTGGGTATCATTGAGATAAATCTGCTGTGCAGTCAGGTCACCCTGTATCTCGCCCTCTGAGATGGCCAGCAGTAGCTTCAGTTTTGCTATGGAAAGCAGGTCATCAGCCTGTTCGGTTGGAGTTCGCGGATTTCCACCGCCTCCCTTACTTCCCTGATAAATCATTTCACCGTCAAGAAGTCGCATATTTCACCCATAAAAAAAGCCACCCGAAGGTGGCTTCTTTGCTTGATTGTTATTACTGCTGGTCGCTGGTAAAGCTGCCCGCACTGATAATCGCCCCACCAACTTCACGCTGGCCATACAGGACCGGCACCGGATATCCCATCGCAACGGTGTTTACAGGTGAACCGAATGCATAGTTCGGCTTGTTATCTGTGCTCGATGATGCGCCGATGTTGTAATTTGGCTGCGGGGTCAGCATCTGAATTACACCACCCAGCGCCATGCTGATACCGAGGCCGGTAAGAGCTGTGGTTACCCCGGTTGCCACCGAAGTACTCAGGCCAATAGCAGTTAGGGATGCACCGGCCGTAAAATATGCTGCTACCAGCGCCACTGCGCCGATCACTATCTGAAGCATGCCGCCGCGCTTGGACCCTTCGATAATCGGCTCCATGCAAAACTCTGTAGACGCGGAGGACATGTCAAACTCCTGCAGGCCGATGTTTTCTTTGCCGCTGAAAAAGGCGAAGCGCACGCCGTTAAGGTGGGCGTTGGACACATATTTTTTGAACCCCGGCACCTGTGAACACATGGCGCGGATCAGCTCGCGCAGGTCTGCAGCATGGTAGCGGTGCAGGGCTCCGAACTTCCTGGCCATTACGCCTTTTAATCGCATCGTTTTAAGCATCCATAAGCTCCCTGCGGCGCACAATGCGCACGGTTCGGTTGCGCCAATAATCACCATACGGGACGCGCGTGGAAAGACTCTCTGAGTTGTGGTGCAGCATGAGGTTGTCACCGACATAGATGGCTGCATGATTGGTTACCGGAGACTGCACGCGCATCATGATCATGTCGCCCGGCCGCATCTCCGCCGGGTCTATCTGCACGAATCCTTCAGCCTCCCAGTTGTCGTCGTAGCGGCTCTCTTTGCCGTCATGCCACCACTCATAATCGACAGACCAGTTGTTCAGGGTAATGCCGTACTCCTGGCGATAGTAATCCATGATGAGCGTCCAGCAGTCCGCATAGCCCAGCACCCACTGCCGCCCGACAAAATCCCGCTCACCGCGCGGGCTGATGGTGCAGAAATCACCGTCAGGCCATGACATAATCCCCCACTCGACGCCAGAATGATCGCACTGCACGCGGTCAAATTCTGTCGGGATAAGCTGCGGCACATCGGGGTGCGAATGAATCACCATCAGAATATCGCCCTGCGCCTCAGCTGCTCGCTTGTCCTCCTGTGACAAGGTGAAGTCCTGCGTGGGAGCGTCTGCAATGTTCCTGCAAGGTATATAGTTCTGGGTCCGGCCTGACTGTATGATTAGCCCACATGCCTCTTTCGGGTATTCCGTGGCAACGTGTTTACGTATGGCGGCCAGTAGTTTTTCTCGCATCGCTATTTCCCCTGTAAATTTGCCGCTGGGAATCCCCCGAAAGGTAGCGGCTGACCTTCGCCATGACGAGCCGTGCAATCGGCGGGTCGCCCCCCGCATTCGTCTTTTGACGGGTCATTGGTTGCCGTTCCGTCTTTGGTAAAATACCGGGTCCCGGCGTAGTCGCACCCGGTTCCAGTGCGGTACCAGCCGCGTATGCACCATGTGCATACGGGCGTAATCTGCCGGGATGGCAACTGCAGGCTTTGAATATCAAAAGGTGAGCACAATTCGAACTCAACAACGGAGCGCGTCTCTGCAGTTTTGGCATTGACCAGGAAAAGCTGGACGCGCTCCTCCTGTGGGTTTGCGTTAGGGTTGCCCTCAATCCAGTTTTCCGCATCGAGATACTTTGCCATCGTGGTGTGAATTTTCACTTTGGCCTTCACCAGATCGTCGAACTGAAGGCAGAGTGCCGCGACGAAATTCCCCACATTACTGACCGAAAGTTTGGGGGTTGGCTGAGCGCCAGAGCTGCTCATCTCCATCCCGGACAATTCATAAGGATGAGGATCGTACTCTTTACCCTGCCACACGATGGAAGGAAGGTTGTCCGCTGCGAAGGATTTCCACCCGTCCGAAGGGATGTTGTAAGCATGGAACCTGAGGACATTATCCATGCCAAAGTCTGTGCCATCGACCTCAATCATCTGGACAAGGCTGCCCGGCTCCAGCTGCTGTATATCCTGTAAAAAAGGCATATTTCACCCAATTAAAAAGGGCGCATATGCGCCCTGTTAGTTATCGTGACATGTCACGGTGCGAAAGACTGCTCAAAGGTGAACGCAATTTCCACAAAGTTTCCGTTGATGAAGTTTGGCCGAATGGAGTCCGCTTTTACGCGATAGAGCTTTTTCTCTCCCCACGGATTAACCCACCAGCAAGACACGGTGACGTGTGATTTCAGGAATGCCCTGACGGTGGCCATCTCCGACTTTCTGCCGCTGCACGTTACTGGCCACGATTCGCGGGCACCGTTAATACCCGTTCCGGCCACTTGCTTATAGCCGTCACCAAACTGAGCCTCCATGGTGGACACCGTCAGTTCTTCCGAAGCCCCTGTTCTTACGCACCATCCAAATTCGTCAATTGCCATACTTACCTCTTGTAGAGCAGGCCGCCGGGCGACATTTGTTTGCCTGCCCAGTCATTGATGGTTTTTTTCATCATGCCTTCAAGCTGCTTGGCTGCATCCGTGGTATTTGCCGTGCTGGTTTCCCCTGCACCGCCGCCCTCGATTGTGATCGGAACGCTAACTGAAATGCTCGGGCCACTACTGGAACTGCGGTTGATGGCGGGAGTGGGGTTGCTCCCGGTGCGCATTGAGCCTACGAGGCCGCCGCTGGCATAGCCGCGCATCATGTCGTAAAGGTTTTCCACGCCAATTCGCTCAGTGGCTTCTTTGGTGAAGACAAATTCCCCTTTATGCACAATGCCTGCCGGGTCGAATTTGCCGCCCTGCCCGGTGTAGCCGCCTCCATCAAATCCGCCAGCGTAAGCCTGATAGCCGGTGCTCATACCTAACGCGCCGGTAGAACCGGCCCCAACAGCTGCCCCTCCCGCCGCCGCGCCTCCTGCTGCACCGCCTACGGAGCTTACAAACCCACTGATAAGATTCACAGCGGCCATCTGAAGACCGATTTTCACATTCATCGACTGCACTGAGGGCATCCAGTCCTTCCAGCTGGCTTTGTTGCCGATCAGCATGTCCGCAACATTATCCAGGGCGCTGCCCAGACCATTGCTTACTGCGCTTGCTGCTGATGCCGAGTAGTTAGATGACTCATCCAGCCAGTTGGCCAGGCCATCACTCATGCCGCTCATCCAGTCTGACTGCATCGCATCAACGCTTTTGTAGTAGTCTTCCTGAATGCTCAGTCGCTCGCCCATTGCGCTCTTAAGCGCGCTGGATTCTGAGTCGTAGAGAGATTTAGTGATATCGCCGGACTGGTATGAAAGCTGAAGCTGGCGCTGCTGATCCAGAAATGACCGTTCAATGCTAAGCCGTTCCTTCATTCTGTCGCGCTGCTTGTCACCAAGCCCGGCCCCCTGGACGTCAACGCTGAGGTCTTCGCGGGCGTTCTGATTACCGGCACTGAGGTTGGCGGTAAACTCAGCCACTTTCGCCATCTCAACGTTGGCCTTTTTAACTGCGTTCAGGCGGTCAACCTCAGCAGCCAGCCCTGCCAGCCGGGATTTCTGTACTTCGTTAATGCCTGCCAGTTTCCCGTCAGCAATATCGAACTGAAGCTTCTGGGCTTCGGTCACTTCAGCCGTCTTTTTACCCGTGGTATCAATCAGGGCAATCTGCCGTTGATAGCTCAGTTCCAAAGACTTAAACGCGCTCTCCAGCTTTTTTGCGTTAGCATCCGGCTTGGTTTTGCCGTTAGTGCCTCCCGCTGGCAGGCTGAAGTTCATCAGGCTATCGGCAGTATCACTGCCAACAGAGTCCGCAATCTTTATCGTCTTCTGCTTACTTAACTTATCGCGCTGCTGATAAAGCGTGTCCAGTTCAGCATTTACGGCTTTGATGCTGTCGTCTTTACCTACGATCCACCCGAACATTGACTGGCCGGAGCCATACATATCTTTGGATCGGCTGCTCTGGTTCTCCTCCAGCCAGTTAATGCGTTCCTGCACCTGGCTGGGGTTGTTCATGTCAATATTGCCGCCCAGCGCGGCCATACGACTGTTTGATTTTGTAGCCAGCTCACCTGCCGCAGCTGCAGCTTTAATAAGCCAGGAAGCTAACTCTGCTACTCCCCCCACCAAAGTTACAATGCCCTGCAAAACTGCAGGGTCGGTCAGCACTTTTCGTACTTCATCCAGTGAAGACTGAAGCGGGGAGAGGTCAGCCTTAGCTAGTCCGCCAGCAATCTCCATTTTCAGGCCTTTAACCTGCGCCTCCATGTCCAGGAAGATGTCGTTAACCTTCACCAGGTCATCGATAGATGCCGGATCGGGCGCGACACCGTAGTCCTTCGCGATACGGATAAAGTTTTGCAGCTTTTCGTTGTTGTTATCGAACAGCGGCAGTAGCTTTGAGAGGTCGTTACCCAGACTTTCGAGGATGGTAACTTTTCCCGCGTTGGTGCTGATTTTCCCCAGTGCCTCACCGATAGCCAACATCTGCTTATCGGGAGATACCTTCGACAGTTTGTCAGCAGACAGGCCAAGAGCATTCAGCGCGTCAACGGCCTCGCCTGACTTATTCAGTACCGCGTCACCGATTTTGTCGCTGAGGTCTTTGAAGATGTCAGCCATGTTATCGCCAGCCACGCCAGCACGCTCGGCGGCGAACTGCCAGGCCAGCAACTCCTGGGTTGACATCTTCAGTGACTTAGCCCACTGATCCGTGGATGCAATCTGCTGTGAGGTAGATTTGAGAAGATTGAAGCCAGCAACGCCTACGGCGGAAGCGGTAGCAGCAGCTGCTGCACCTATCCCCGCCAGGGCGACAGAGGTCTTCTGTGCATCCTCCTGAACCTGCTTACCCCATTTCGCTGACGCTCTTTCCGCCTTGTCCATGCCGGAGACAAAACCGCCAACTTTTGCAACAAGGTCGAGCGTCAGTGTGCCAAGAGATTTACTGGCCATTGTGTCTCCACGTTTTTATCATTTCCACTGAGCCATGGCATCTTCAAGGCTTATGGCCTCTTTCTGCATGTGTGGTGCGAAGTCGGTAATTTTGTAAGGTGGGTCATTCTGGCCCCGGTTGACGTTGGCCAGCGTGCTGGCCACCAGCGCCGCCCCCCACTCAGTACGCATCATCTGGTTCAGATTGCCGTAGGCGGCTCGGTACTTAACCCAGAGCTGGTACTCCCGGAAACTTAGGTTTTCTCTGGCTTCGGCGATGGTTCTTCCGCCGATCCCGTTGAGGACGAGCTCGCACCAGAATTCGTCTTCGGCGCTGAGTTGGTGGTCTTTCCCAGATCGTTCACCTCCTGAATGGCAACCAGGAGCGCGATAGTCAGTGCGCCATCAAGCGCGCCGCGATCGGGGTCAGCCTCGCCAGTAATATCCTGAGGCGTGAAGACCGGGTGGCCATCTTCATCACAGATGCTGGCTGCGATACGCCCGGCAATGCCGTCAACCTTGCCCACATGGGCCAGTACGTCAGATGTGGCGCTGTGGTAACCCAACGGTCGGATGAACACCGTGGCTGTTAATTCTTCATTACGCTGCTTCCAGGTGATTTGTTTTTCCACAGGACGACCTGTGAATGCGCCGGATTTTTTTAGTGAATCGAGTGTCAGTTTCATGTGCTTTCCTGCGATATAAGATTAGGCGTGACATGTCACGCCCGATTGTTGTTTAGCTGCCTGCGCCAGCCTTTGGAATCCACGCGCCAGCGCCTGAGCGCTGAATGGTGGCGGTCGTCTGCACAACCGTGTTGGCCTGGAAGTCAAACGGGAAGTCAGCCACGTAGCCTTTGAAGACATACCAAGTGCGCGTATCCGGCAGAATAAGGCCATCAACTGCGCCAGGTGCGCCAGCAGCGCCCACGGTTGGGTCGTCTTCACCATCTGACCAGCCAACAGCAAAGGTCAAATCATCCTGATCGGAAGACTCCGCCAGGTTGCTTAACATCAGGTGGCTTGCATTGGCTGGATCAGCATTGAGCGTTGCTGAAGCCTGTGCCGGAGTGCGAAGTCCCTTCTTGTAAGTGCGCGTGTTTCGCTCACTCAGGCATGTGTCCTCAATCTGATCTGCGGGGTTCCCGCCCGGTGAGAACGCGGTAATGCATTCGACCTCTCTGACCACGCCTGCGGCGAGAACATAGAGCTGAGTACCTTGTGTCACGACTGACATAGTTTTCTCCAGGTAATAAAAAACCCGCCGGAGCGGGTCTGTTGGTAAGGTTTTTGTTATCGCAACACTATCCAGTCGACATCGAATGAATAGCGGTACCGTTTGGTTTCACTGTCCTGCTCCTGCTCCCCCCATCGGGTGATATAGGCGCGGGGTTCAATGGCATCACGCAGCGCGCGCGCCACGGCGATCACTTCACTGTCGGTG